TCCTTCTTAGCCTTGTTCTGCGCCCTGAACAGCTTTAATGCTTTCTGTGCTTTGACGTATGCTTGCAAATGATCGTAATTGTAGAAAATGCCGACGGGCGTAGTTATCCAGTCATGACCTGCTTCGTAATATTCGCTGCAACATTTACATTTGCGTTTGCTATTCATCTTCAGCTTTCAAAGTGTCGGCGACCAACTTTGAATATCCTTGGATGTCAATAAAATTGTCGCCATACTCAGGATCGCCATTCAATATCCGGCCAACCTTATGCGCTATCATTTCCAAACACTCCTTCTTGTCATCGCTTAAAGTAGTCCAATTCGGCGAATCTGCCATCGCCCCCTTGATATTCTGCGTGATTCTCGCATGCTCTTTGAACTCACCGTACCTATTACCGCGTTCTTCTAGTGTTTTTTCTATGCTCATTGCTTACTCCTTGTTTGCTCTTTAATATTAAATTACGCGGGCGGTGTTCCGCTTAATAACGCTGTTAGCCTGCTAATTCTTGTTCAGCTATGCTGCATAGAAAGTCACACTCTGGCGCAATAGCATCGGTGGTTGCTTGGTCTTCTGGCACTTCGTCAATAAATGCTCTATCGCCTTTTATTCTTACTAGCCTAGCCCCTAAGTCACGCGATAGCTTATTCATTCTCTCAAACTCAACAGGGAATTCCTTCCTTATTAAAGCCCAGTAAGATGGGCTTTGAGATTTGCAGCACGGTATGCAGTTTGCGTTTGGGAAGCCTAGCTCGTAGACCATAGGCGGCTTAATTCCAGCGCTTTCTATCATTGACAAACACGCCTTCTTGTTTAGCCCACGGTAGATTAGCGGTGTAACAATATTTAACTCCGGCCAGTTTTCACGCAATGCGGCGGCTCGCTTCATGTCATTGCTATCCGCTGTATATCCGAAAACATGAATGTCGTCGGGTAATTGAAAATCCAATCTGGGTTTTATTTTTAACTCGCTTGTACATGGCGCACCAGCGATGCCGCTGATATACCGCCTTTTTTCCCAAACGTCCCAAGTATCTTTGTATTTGTCATTTCTGAGGAGCGTTATTTTTTGGTTAAACCAATTCTCGCAGTCAAGCATGAAGCGCTTATTATCTGCGTCCTCGCTGCCTACCTCGCAATATGCAATCACATCGGGCTGTATTAGTTTTGTTGCTACTGCACTGGCAGCACCGCAACTAAACCAACTAACTATTCTACTCATTTATAATTCCTCATTTATCGCACGGCTAACAAGCAAATCAAGCCGGACGCAAAAAGCCGCGCCGCTTATATGTGGGCGTTATATTTCCTAATCGCCTTCCCATATATCAAGCGGGTTTCTTAATGCACCAGCTATCAGTTTATTTACAAAACCCAGAGCGCCATCGAAGCTTCCCCATCCGTTTTCAGGGTCCATAAGCCTCAGTCTTTCCGCATTGTTTTCCATGTGCTCACGTAAATTACGCAGCACAGCAACAGATTCATTTCCGGTCATTCCGTAATGCTGCCGTATTCCTTGTTCTTTGTAACAGTCGTACCACATTCCTGACACGTTATAAGTGTAATTAAAGTGGTCGTCGCCAATATTCATGTCATAACTCATAACTTAAATCCTATTTAAAATATAACAAGTCGCTCAAATTAAACGGTTACCCACACACATAGATTATCTATACGCGTGGGTTTAATGCCTATGCAAAATGCCGTTTTCTATACATCAGAAGGGCGGGTCTTGGTCGAATTCATCTTGAGTTGCGCTCTTCTGGCTTTGTTGCTGCGCCGGTTGACCGCCATCTGTCCAGAAGACCTTGCCATTGCCTAATATTTCGCCTTTCTGCCCTGCTTCGCGCTCTGCTTTTGGCAGCGATTGAGATATGAAGCCATGATTCCCGTACTGATCCGCGCTGTCAGTGTCAATGAATATTGTTGTGTCGAGATACGTCCCTTTTGCGCCCTTGTGCAGCTTGGTTTTATCTATCTTTGTTACGTCTATTGATATTGCTATACCTATTTTACTCATTCTATTACCCTCTGTTATGTTGTTTTTCAGTGTTTAGTAAGCCTTGCTCATTGCATTCTTTAAGCAGCTTTTCCCACGTTTCAGCTAGCTTCTTGTCCGAATGAACATTGTTCAAACTATTTTCAGCTAGAAAACTGCCGGTTAGTATTAATTTTCTAAGTGCTGTGTTTTTTGGTTTTCTGTTTTCCATTTTAGCCACCTTGTTGAATTACTAGCTCAACCGCGCCAAGCGTTTCAGCGTCGAGCATAGTTTTAATTACTGTTAATTCGTCATCTGATAGTTCAGCTACAGCCTCTTGTATGGCTTCATCATTAGCTGATGCGCTGGCCTCCGTTAACGTTGCTACATATTCATCCGCAACATCACGTCCATTAGCGTCAAGCTTCATAATTATATCTCGATACTTGCCCTTACTGCCTCTCTCGAATGAACTATAAAGGCCGGATATTATGCTGTGATCTAACGTCTTTAACAGTACAAACATACTAAACGCTTGATTGCCTTCTATAAGCCCATCAAAGTATTCTTTTTGGTCAGACGTATAGTTCCCTGTCTCTGGATTGTTGACTATCGCCTCGAATCCCTCGTTAGCGTTCGACATATCCACCGCTAAGCTCATTCTTGCGTTTTCATCGGTTCTTGGCAGGGTTTTAAATAAAAGCCTTATTACGGCCTTCTTAGCCATTTCCTCAAAATCAGTTACCCACGTTCCGCTTTTGTACTTCTTGTAAGTTTCAGACCGGCCTCTTATTTCATGCAATCTTTCAAGCGTCATCGTAGCGGTCAAGTAATCGCCTTTGTGAGTCTTGGCTACAGCATAAGCTCCAACCACCTCACCTCTTGCGTCAGCTTTAGCGAAAGCATTAAACTTATGCGTCGGCTTCTCACCTACACCATTGTCTACAAAATCATCACTTTCACAAACAACCTTTGCTTGAATCCACTCTATGCTCCCAGAGTTAGTAGCGAGTCTTATTAGGCCCATGTAAGACGGTTCGAGATAAATTCTCGTTTCCCATCTGCCCTCGCCTGTCTTAATATTTCTCGGTATCAAGTAAGATAGCTTTTCAGCTGGGTTTAACGACAAACCGATGGCCGCGACGTTGGTTATTGCTTGCTGCAATGATGAAGGTGAGCTGTTGGCCGCCTTCATTAAGTAGTCGTTATTCTTTAACAGTTGGATGGCGAACCCTTTCTCCGCGTCGTAGTTTATTGCTTTAGGTGCGATCTTGAGAAACCGCTCCTCTGTTAGGTCTAATATTTCTGCGAGTTGATTACTCATGCCCTTACTCCATCCATATGTAAATACTCAGCCGCTTTTAAAATAATAGCGTCAATTCTCTTTGTTAGCGTATTAACCGCCATCATTCGTTCTCTTTCATTAGATTCATTCATTAGCCCATAAAGCCTATTTATTAAATCAACGTCACCAGCTTCATCTTCTATGATTGAATGAAAGCTAATGCTATTACGGCCGTCTTTAAACTGCTGGCCACTTATCAACGCATCCGCTATATCTCTAATTCCTTGCTCTTCCTCTGCTTTTTCTTCTAACATTTCACCGCCCCTTTTTATTTGTTCTTCATCGCCCATTGCCGTTATGTGGCAGGGCATACCTGTTGCTATGCTCATAAGTAAAAGTAAGCCGTTGATATTGTTATTAGCACGATAATAAACACCGATCCCATAAATACATCTTCTATCAGTTGGTGACGTTTATCGCGCTTTTCACAGTCTTTTAATAAATCTTTCATAACTCTCTCTTGTTATTTAACGTTGGTGCATTCTAGCGTTAACGATACGATAATACAATCAATAAAGTAATTTATTTAACCTATTGCGTTTAGTGTCATAACGCAGTAAGCTATCTATAAATCAACAAAAGGCGGTAATATGAACATAGAGAAAAGCATTTTAAGAGGCTTAGTGGAGAGCGAAATGAGTAAGTCTGAGCTTGCCAAAGAGCTTGGCATTAGTCCAACATCGGTTAGCCGCATATTAAAGGATAAATCTTGTTCAATTCACAGGCTGCAAGATTTTGCAGAGATATTTAGTGTGAAGGTTCACGAGTTTATTCGGTGGGGTGAGGGATAGCTCTTTGAGCGACCTTGTTATATTTTTGAACGGAGAATAAATAATGGACATATTTGATTGGGAAGAGCTGACAGCAGAAATGCTTAACGTAACGGATGAGCAGAGAGTAGATGACGACTATTTACCGAAGAGATTTTACGATGAATTCGGCATTGAGTTTGAAGTTGCATTTAAACTAGCCTGCAAGTTGATTTTGCACACAGTGCCGATAGCGGCCGGATTAAGTAAAAAAACATTTCATGCTTTCGTGAGCAGAAAAGACCCTTTTATGTTAATGAAAACAGAGGCCGCGTGAAATATAACGCTATAAATAAGCCGCCGCGTCTTTTGCGGTCGGCCTTTATTGCCTTGTTAGTTTTCGCCATTGCTGAACGAGAATAAGTGAACTAATTTCACTCTTTACATTGACTGTGTGAACTTAGTTCACTATAATAGATTCAGAAGTTAAGGGAACACTCCTTAACAAATGGAGATCAAAATGAAATCAGTAAACGAATTAAAAAAAGGCGATGTTTTAACAAACACTAACCACGGTTTTGATATTGAGATTGTAGAAATCGGAAAAAAGAACACTCGTTACATAAACTTAGAAACAGGCGAAAAGGTTAAAAGCTTTACAAGCAAAATCAACTTCATGCTTAGAGAAGGCGTTTTCATTAAAAAGGCAGCAAAATAATGACGGCTAATAATATTAAAGCAGCGCGTATTTTGCTCAAGTTAAATCAAACTGACTTTGCTAAATTATTAGGATGGACAAGCAAAAGAAATATAGTGAATTTAGAGCGTGGCGACAAAGAAGCAATGACTCAAACAGCTTTAGCTATTGAGTGTTTATTAAGAAGAAATAATAAATTTGGAGACTATGAAATGTTAGTAGAAATAAAGGCAAGGCTTGAGCAACAAAAACAAGAATTAATTAAAAACAAAGACAGCTTGAGTAATGCAGACCTTAAAAATTTAATTTTCAGTGAAGATGATGTTGTTGAGCAATATCTATCTGAAAACAAGATAAGTGAAGATGATGTGAATCTAGAAGAACTAAGAGATTTACAGCACACGCTGCTACTTGAATTAGAAAACTAACAGCGCAATAAGTGGAACAAATAAAATGACCGACCGGAACCCAAGAACAGCAAAGCAGAATTCTAGCCTTCACGGTACGTTAACTGCTTATTCAGAAAAGCTAAACGACGCGGGTTTCGATTACATAGACTTCGTTCACATAGCTAAAATGAAAGGCTTTGCAGTCGTATGGACAAAGGATAATCTAAAGCAGTTATTCGATGTTGTTACCCTCGCAATGTACAACAAAACTAGCTCACAGCTAAGTACAGTCGAAATACAGGCTGCTTATCAGATATTCGAGCATAAACTAGCTGAGCAGTCAGGCGTTAGTCACAGATGGCATTCGAGAGAGCAGCAAATGTTGGAGTCGAAGAATAAGTGGTGGGGTGAGCCAGCGTGATTCAGAATTCAATCAATTGAAAAAGGAAGAGGAAGCATGGAAGAAATAAACTGGGGTAAGTTTGCGATAGATCACGAATTGACTGTATCTCAATTTGAGGACATTATTTTTAAGCTAGCAAGCGTCATGGGCGACATGAATATTGCTGATAAAGAAGGTGCTGAATTTGGCTTTATATGTGAGCATGAAAGGTATAAGACGAGGTTAACGGTTGAAAGGGTTGGTAAATAGCAGTCAAAGAAAAGCCCTGACAAATGAACCATATTGACCACTGAGGATCGGTTGACATCTTAACAGGGCTTTGCTATCTTACAGTTTAACGAACGAGGTAACTAGCCTCTTCGTTAATGATTGAAAGTGACCAACACTTAGCAATCACGTTAGAGTTTATTTTAATCTATCACGCTATTATTAGTCAAACGTTGGTTGCAGTGTCTTTGGGGTAATCTACGGCTGGCACGCATAAAAACAGCTTAAGCAAGGTACTAAATAGAGCAATTGGCAATAGTGGGTTCTTGTCGCGCATACATTGGATTTATCCTTGTGCTAACGTTAAAGAACAGCGTATCAGTCATTTAGTTGAGACTTTAAGGTCAATACACAGTGATACCATTTAAGGTGCTTAAACAGCCTTAGACTAAATATGAGCGTTCGACTTCTGAAAGGTAATATTCAGAGAGCAATCCTTTAGACCACTGCTTTAATCATTAAATTGGTTAAGGCTAGTACTGCCTAAATTAAACGAATCAACCAACTGAAGGTAATAACCTAAAGAGGCTTAACATGACGGATTGGCACTGGAAACCAGACAAAGTAACTAATAAACCAACTACTCGTAAAAGGAAGAAAGCTAAATCAGCGTCAGGATTAACTAGTAAGCAGCGAGATAGGAAAAACGCAAGAAAGATGAAGGATAGGAGCTTTTGCTTATCTTGGTTTAAGCGCGGCGGGATATACACCGATAACGTCACTTTGGCAATTCTGATTTGCAATGAGGCAGGCTGGGAGAAAGCGACAAATAAAAGAGAAAGAAAATCAGTTATTAGAAGATTTTATTCTGAAAATAGACCGAGGCCAGAGCGCACAGAAAAGAAAAGCAGGTACCATAAAACAAATAAAGATTTCTACGCATCAAAAGCATGGAAGGCTCTAAGGTACCAAGCTTTAGTTAATGCTGATGGCTCTTGCTGTTGTTGCGGCGCTATGGCTAGCGATGGAGTACAGATTCAAGTTGACCATATAAAGCCTCGCTCTAAATATCCTGATCTTGAGTTGGATTTAAGCAATCTTCAAATCCTGTGTGGTGACTGCAATCAAGGTAAGGACAATATAGATGAAACTAATTGGAGGCAGCACTGGGAATCAATATAGGACATACTGGTCTAAATGATAGCTATGGTTAAAATAAACTGAACTACGGGGCGAGTAATGAATTTAGCACATTA